GACTTCGATACGCTCTCTGCCAGCGGGCGGCACATGGTCCTCACGCTGACTTGCTCGCACGAGCGCGAGACAGACGTCCGCTACGTGCTCGCCAGCGAGGCGGCTGGGCCGGTCGACATCGACGAGCCCGTGGGGACGACCGCAGACACGGTGACGCCGCTGGTCGCGGACCCTGACGTGCGCGGCCGCTACCAGACCGAGGAGCCCGACTACATGGACTGCCTGGCGTCCGCGCTCGGGCAGTACGAGCAGGCGGTGCGGCATCCTGGGTATCAGGTCGACATCGAGCCCGATACGGTCGTGGTCGAGCCATGCGGGCAGGATGGTTGCGCGTGCGAGCGTCGCGCTGAGGGCGCCACCCCTTCGCTCCAAGAGCAGGCCATCGCGCTCCGCATCCAGCTGGAGGCGCTGACTCACCACATTCGCGACCGCGTGTTCAGCACCGATGACGCCGTCGCCGGCCACATGCTCACTCGCGCCGAGGTGCTTGCCAGCATCGCTGGCGAGACGCTTTGGCAGGCCGCCTGCGCCCTTGGTCCTGGCAACGCGATGGCGACGCTGGAGCGCATGCGGGAGGCCCGCCAATGAGCGCCCACCTCCCCGCCATGCCGCCTCGCACGAGCGGCGACATCACCATCACCGCCGACCACCGCGAGGTAATGCGCCGCCTCGACCAGGGCGAGAGCCTGACCGAGGCGCAGGTCGACACGCTCGGCGACCTCTACCTGCACGCTCTCGTCGACGACGTCGCGGTCGAGGGCCAGCCCTTCCGCATGCCGGCGCTGACATCGCTCGGTCGTCGCGTGCTCGATGTGGGTGGCGTGCTGACGACGCGGCAGGAGCGCCCGAGGTTGGTGTCGAGGCCGATGCCGGAGCGGTGGGAGCTGCTGTGTCGGTCGGAGGATCGGTACAGGCACGAGTCGGGCGCCACGTGCGATGGCGGCCCATGGTTTGACATCAAGGGCGAGTACCTGACGCGCGCCGAAGTCCGCACGATGGCTCGCGACCTCCTCGCGCTCATCGACTGGCTCGACCACGAGGACGCCGTGCGGGCGCAGGATGGTGGGTCGTGACGGCGCCCCGCGTGCCGGCGGGCTGGACGCGAGAGGCGGCGGACCTCGTGTGGGACGATTGGCGCGGCGCCTTCGCAGCTGAGCCGTGCATGCCTGTCGGACTCTTCGGCGAGTTCGACGACACCCACCTAGCGCCGGAGTGGAAGGCCGCGCTCCTGTTGCTTTCGACCGTTGGGGTGATGACGCGAGTAGTCGACGAGCCTCACGAGGGCGCCGACTACCATTGGGCCTCTGAGGCCGCCCGCCTCCGCGCCTGGGCCGCTGTCGGTGCGCCCGTCCTGGCCCCTGCGGAGGACGGCAAGCCGAGCCTCGCGGAGTGGGTCGCGGCGGCAGAGGGCAGCGCGCTGGGCAGGCCGTCGTGGTCGGCCTGGAAGGCGTTCTTCAGCCGACCGCACCGGCATCGCATAGATTGCGAGCTTCTAGATGACGGCAGCGCCTTGGTCACCGACTGGGGCGACCACTTCAGTCAGTGGGCGGCGATGCCGTTCTCCACGCCCGCCGAGCTCCGCGCCTGCCTTGACCGCCTTGCGGGAGGTGTCTCGTGACCCGCGCCCACCTCCACGGCGTGACCATCCTCGCCGACGCCACGATGGCGATGGTGACCTTCCCGCGTGGCCGCCCGCGCCGCTTCTTCATCCGCACGACCGACGAGCTTGGCATGGCGCTCGATGCCGCCGAGGGCAGCCTCGACTCCGCGGAGAAGATTGTCGAGGTCGAGGAGGCGATTGAAGACGCCTGGGAGTCCCACATCGAAGAGGCGTGGGCGGCGCTCGAAGCGCGCACCGCAGAGGTGCCGTAATGCTCGGTATCTCCCGCCTCATCATCGCCATCCGGGGCAGCGACAGCTTCCGCCTCGCCGTGACCCGCTTCGTCGCGCATGCCCCTCACTCGCGCGAGTCTGCGGCCGCGTGGGCCATCATTTCGCAGGCGTCGTGCATGCAGCCGTACACGTCGCGCAAACATGTGCACGAGGCGGCCCTGACGCTCGGCATGCGGATGCACCAGGCGCGGCTCAAGATGATGGAGCGTGCCGAATGAGCGCCACCGACGCAGACGTGCGCGCCTTCGCGCTCGCCGCCATTGCCACCCGAGCAAGCGCATCGAGCTCACCGCGCGCCAAGAAGGCAGTCGTGGTCAGCACGGGCGACTTGAGGCGCCATGACATTCGCGAGCGGCTCGCGGCTCGTCTCGGGGTCGAGTGGTCCCTTGCGCGCCTGACCGAGGTGCTCGAGGTGTTGGTCGCTCGCGGTGCGATGCGTGCGACCGGGACAGGCGGGTATCGGGTCGGGTCGTGGGAGCGGATGGCAGAGGTGGTGACGGCATGAGCACCAACCCACCCACTCCCCGCTACCTCGTCGTCTGGCGTCCCGACCTGTCGACGCAGGACCACGGGCCCACCTTCGAGCAGTTGCGTCGGGTCATCACCCGCCACGTCATCGAGGGCACCGCCACTGAGCTCGACGAAGCGTGTCAGTCGTCGCTGCTTGTTGGCGACCTGACCGACCTCGACGGCTGTATCGTGGGGCGCCTCGTGCCCTTCGAGAGCATCCGGTGGGGTGCACCGTGACCAGCGCCGAGTACATCGGCCGCGTGGTCGAGGTCGCGCGCAAGCACCGTGCAACCGTCCGCGAGACGACCAGCGGCGCGAACATCCAGTGCCCGGGCGGGGTGCTGGTCGAGGTCTCCATTGCTACCCATCGCGACCCGAAGGGCGTCGTGCACGAGCCGTCGCTGGCGCTGCGAGGCGCGGCCAAGTGGGATGACCTCGAGTGCCTGCTGGACATCAAGCGACTCGCCTTGTCGATGCCGACTCGGGTCGACGGGCCAGCGCCCACATACGCGCCTTCGCTGACCGGACCGACCGGGTACGGCACGGGCGCCATCGATGACACCAAGGGAACGTAGGAGGACGTATGGGATTGACGATCAGTGAGAGTGGCGGCGGTGACTTCTCGCCGCTGGCAGAAGGCACCCACATCGGGCGTTGCGTGCGCGTCATCGACCTCGGGCTCCAGCCCGGATCGGCGCAGTACCCGGACGCGAAGCACAAGGTGCTGTTCGTGTGGGAGGTGCCGGGCGAGACGATCAATATCGACGGCGAGGACAAGCCCTCGCTGCTGATGAAGCGGTACACGTCGAGCCTGCACAAGAAGTCGCAGCTCCGCGCCGACCTCGAAAGCTGGCGTGGTCGCGCCTTCACCGAGACGGAGCTCAAGGGCTTCTCGCTCAAGGCCGTTCTCGACGCGCCGTGCATGCTGGCCGTCGTGCATAGCCCCGATGGCAAGTACGCCAACGTGCGATCGGTATCGAAGATGCCGAAGGGAGTGCCCGCCTTGGCCCGCATGAGCGACCTGCTCTACTACGAGATCGAGGACGGCAAGAACCACGTCTACTTCGCGTTGAGCGACAAGCTCCGCGCTGCGATCGACGTGGGCGCTGCCTCGGCCAAGGAACCGCCGCCGCCCGCGACGACGAACCCGTCTGTCGGCGGTGAGGACCCCGGCTACCTCGACACCGACGTGCCGTTCTGAGGAGCCCCGACATGAGCATCACGACCTCCGTCAATGACCTCATCGAGCAGTCGCAACGCCTGCTGCTGGAGCCCGTCTCGCTCGACGGGTGGACGCCTCCCGAGGTGGAGACGCACGAGCAGTCCGAGGCGGCCGAGCAGGAGGAGCGGCAGCGGCGCTTGTGGGCGCGCATCGACGCCTATCTGGCCGACCGCCAGGACCGTCTGCTTGCGCTCCGCTACATCCGCGAGGCTGCCCATCACCGGGCCGAGCGCTACTCGGTCGAGGCCCAGCGCTGGCAGGCGAAGGCGCGCGACCAGCAGGGACTCGCGACCTACTGCGAGCAGCTCGCCATGAGCGTGCTCGTCAACGACCGGCAGTTGTCGGGCGCCAGTGAGGGCGAGCCGCACAAGGTCGAGTTCGACAACGGGATCAGGATTGGGCTGCGCATCACGCGTCCGGTCGTGGTCTCGGACCTCGACATGCTGCCCGCCAAGCTCGTGCGCGTGAAGACCACGCGCGAGCCCGACAAGGTCGCAATCGGCAAGCTGCTCAAGGCCGGCGAGGTCGTGAGCGGTGCCCGTCTCGGAGTCAACGAGACGGTCGACTGGGGCCGCGAAAACTCCGCCTCGTCGGCACCGCCTGACCAGCGGAACGAGGCAGAGGGCGCATGTAGCGCCACCGTGCTGGTGCGGCATCACCAGCAGACCGCGCAACTGTGACGGGCGCGCGGACCCTACACCCAACTGTCCGGAATCTCCGGATGGTTCGCGAGAGAGACCTCATGCGCTGGCTATCCGTTGACCCCGCCACCAAGACCGGCATCGCCCGCTGGGAAGGCTCGAAGCTCGTCTCGGTCGCGACCCTTCGCCCGATGACGGCGACCGAGGCGAAGCCGCACCGCTGCGCGAAGGGCGACCTCGCGGCCGTGGTGCTCGTAGAGGGCCGGCGCGTGTTCGTTCCGCACGTCACGATGGCTCGCGCGTGGCCATCGCTGCTTGCAGGTATCGAGGCTGTCGTCATCGAGGAGGCGATGGGCTTCCAGCCGAAGACGGTCGCGCAGCTCGGGTATCGTCGCGGCTACATCGCGGCCCTGTGCGAGCAGCGCAACGTGGTCGTGACCGAGGTCAACACCTCGTCGTGGCGCAAAGTCGCGGGCGAAGCGTGGGGCGTGTCATTCCCGGCCAAGTCGGACGCGGCGAAGGTGCTGGCGCAGTCGCTGGTGCGCGAGCACTACGGCGTCGAGTGCACCGACGACGAAGCTGACGCGGTGCTCGTTGGGCATTGGGCGTTGCGGACGCGGACGGTGCGGGCATGACCTTCGCCCGATGGGAGTGGCTCAAGGCGGCCGAAGAGTCGGGCCTGACGTGGCGCCAGCCTCGCATCGTCGAGGGCATGTGCACGGTCTACGAGGGCGGTTGGCTGGTGTCTGGCGAGGGCCCCGATCGCGTGATGTTGAGCGGCATCGACAGCGGTCGTCCCAATATCTATCGCATGGGGCGCGGCGTGCTCCACGGCCCTGCCGATGGCTTCGAGTGCCCTGCCGATCTGAAGGCGACGCTTGCTGCCATCGCCGAGGGGCTCCCGCTCACTCGCGGGCAAATCGTGCGGGGTGCGATATGACCGACCGTCACCCAATGGACTGCTACATCACCCCGCCGTGCGCCGCGAGCGCGTTCGGCGGCTACCTCGGCGAGCACTTCCCCGACGAGTGGGCCGAGGGTGACTGGCTCGATCCCTTCGGCGGCCCCGGTACGTTGCTGCCCTGGATGCTGCGCCTCGACGCCGAGTTCGTGCCGTGCGTTCAAGCGCACGTCTTCGAGCTCGACACGCGATGGGAGGAGGATCAGCGCGCCTACGTCCACACCATCAATCGCCGCCTCGGTCGTGACTCGTTCGCGATGTCATGGCAGCCGCGCGGACGCACTCCGCACATCGCGACCAACCCGCCCTTCAAGTCGACGCGCGAAGCGTTGAAGCGCTGCCGCGAGCACGCCTACGACAACGGCGTCATCGCGGGCGTGCTCATGCGGACCGACTGGTGGCAGCACCAGAAGCGATCGCTGCTGCGGCCCGACCGGATGCTGATGCTCGAATGGCGCCCTGCGTTCGGATGGCGCTTCGACACCAAGACCAAGCAACTCGTGTGGAGCACCGACTACGCCGGCTACGTGTGGTGCCTCTACGAGCCCCGCGCGACAGGCCGTACCGCGACGGACTTCCTCGCGCGGCCGACCGTCCCCAAGCACCTGCACGTCGAGCACAAGCGGCTCGCGCGCATTGCCTATCACATGGGCCAAGCGGCCCAAGGAGCGACCCCGTGACCAAGACGAAGACGAAGCCACCCAAGAAGAAGACCGAGCCCCTCAAGCAGCCCGCGAGCAAGGAGTACAAGCTGCTCTCGGTCGACACCGAGAAGATGCCGGTGGAGCTCTCGCAAGAGGCGGTGGGCACCGTTTCGAGGAGGGCAGCGTGAGCTACACGGACTTTATCGGCGCGAAGGCGGCATCCAATGCCTTCGGCGGCATCGAGCCTGTCGACCTTCATCCGGGGCTTTTCCCGCACCAGCGCGACCTCACCGCATGGGCTCTCCGCAAAGGCCGCGCGGCCCTGTTCGCAGACACCGGCCTGGGCAAGAGCTTCATGGAGCTCGAATGGGCTCGCCAGGTGTCGCGATTCGGTCGCGTCCTGATCCTGACGCCGCTGGCCGTTTCGCAGCAGTTCGTGCGCGAGGGCGCGAAGTTCGCGATCGACGTCAAATACCTCCGCGCCGATGACGGTGTGACGCCCGTCGTCGTGACCAATTACGAGATGCTTCAGCACTTCGACCCGTCGGCTTTCGTCGGCGTCGTGCTCGACGAAAGCAGCATCCTCAAGGCCTACGACGGCAAGACGCGGACCGCTATCATCGGCGCCTTCCAGGGCACTCCTTATCGCATTGCGGGCACGGCGACGCCAGCGCCGAACGATCACACCGAACTCGGCAATCACGCCGAGTTTCTCGGCATCAAGACGCGCGTCGAGATGCTCGCCGAGTACTTCGTGCACGACGGCGAGACGACGATGGAGTGGCGTCTCAAGGGCCATGCCCGAGACATCTTCTGGCGATGGGTCGCGTCGTGGGGCGCGGTCATTCAGCGGCCGAGCGACCTCGGCTACTCCGATGACGGCTACGCGTTGCCGCCGCTTCACATGGTCGACCACGTCATTCCGGTCGACATCGCCGACGCCCATCGCGCTGGCACTCTCTTCCCGGACGAGGTCCGTAGCCTCAGCGACCAACGGTCGAACCGTCGCGCGACCCGAGACAAGCGCATCGAGAAGGCGGCCGAGCTCGCCCGAGGCGACTCTCCGTGCGTCATCTGGTGCGAGCTCAACGACGAGGCCGACGCGGTCGAGGGCGCCATCGCGGGCGCGGTCCAAGTCCGCGGCGCCGACTCGCATGACGTCAAGTCGCAGGCTCTTGCGGGCTTCGCGGCGGGTGACTTTCGAGTGCTCGTCACGAAGCCGTCGATCGCTGGCTTCGGCCTGAATTGGCAGCACTGCGCGCGGACCGTATTTCTCGGCGCATCGCACAGCTTTGAGCAGACCTATCAGGCCATCCGGCGCTTCTGGCGCTTCGGCCAGATCCGCCCCGTCGAGGCGCACATCATCCGCGCTGAGAACGAGAATGCCATCATGGCGAGCTATCGCCGGAAAGAGGCAGACGCCGCGCGCATGGCGGCCGAGATGCGAGTGCATCTCTATGAGGCGGTTCGCTCTGAGGTTCAGGGCGCGACCCAACGAGAGTGGAACAACTACGCGCCGCGTGCACAGCAGATTGTGCCGGACTGGGTCCGTGCGGTGAGTCAGGAGGCCGCATGAGTGTCATTGACCAGTTCGTCACGGACCAGTTCGCAGCTTACAATGGCGACTGCATCGAGGTTCTGCGCGGACTTCCCGATGCGAGCGCGCATTACTCGATCTTTTCCCCGCCCTTCGCGTCGCTCTACACCTATTCCGCGAGCCCGCGCGACATGGGTAATTGCAAGACGGAGGCGGAGTTCTTCGAGCACTTCCGCTACCTCATCCCCGAGCTTTACCGCGTCATCAAGCCGGGCCGGCTCCTGTCGTTTCACTGCATGCTTCTGCCGACGACCAAGGGCCGCGACGGCTATATCGGCCTGACCGATTTCCGCGGCAATCTCATCCGCGCGTTTCAAGAGTGCGGATGGATCTACCACTCCGAAACGGTCATATGGAAAGACCCCGTCCAGGCCATGCAGCGCACGAAGGCGCGCGGACTGCTCTACAAGGAGCTCCGCAAGGACTCCACCGTTTCGCGGCAAGGCATCCCCGACTACCTCGTGACGATGCTCCGGCCGGGCGACAACGAGACGCCGGTGACGAAGGATGCGGAGGGCTTCCCGGTCGGCCTGTGGCAGCAGTACGCGAGCCCGGTGTGGGTGCTCGAGGGCGAGCGCACGGGTGACGGCTTCGTTTCCTGCCGCGCCGACATCAATCCGAGCGAGACGCTGCAATATCGAAGCGCCCGCGAAGACGACGACGAGAAGCACATCTGCCCGCTTCAGCTCGAAGTCATCCGGCGCGCCGTGAAGCTGTGGACGAACCCTGGCGAGGTGGTGCTTTCACCGTTCGGAGGCATCGGCTCGGAGGGCTACGTTGCACTCCAAGAGGGCCGCAAGGCTGTCATCGCGGAGCTGAAGGGCAGCTACTACAAGCAGCTCGTCGCGAACCTCAAGACGGCCGCAACCCCTGCGCAGCGCACGCTGTTCGGGGACGCAACTGCTGCGCCGCCCTGAAGTCTCTGACGAGTTGCGCGCCGAGCACCGACGCTTGGCCCGCATGGCACATCAATGGGGCCGAGAAACGGCCCAAGGAGCGACCCCGTGACCAAGACCAAGACGAAGCCACCCAAGAAGAAGCTCGAGCCCCTCAAGCAGCCCGCGAGCAAGGAGTACAAGCTGCTCTCGGTCGACCAAGGGCTCGACGACGGCCATCCTTCATGCCGCCTGCGAGCCTGTCGGGCTGTCGCTCGGGCACGTGCAGCGCGCGCTTGCCATCATGCGGCGCTGCGGCCTCGTGCGTGCTGACGACGGCGGGGTGTGGTTCGCCGCCGAAGAGGCGCCCGAGGTCGAGACCGAGCCGGGCCGCAAGGACACGCTGCCCGAGGCGGCCGTGGCCCCGAAGCCGAAGCGACGCGGGGCGAAGGACACCGGCGAGGCGCTGCTCAACAGCGCGCTCGAGCAGAGCGAAGCCCATCACTAGACGCATTGCCGCGATGGTCGCGGCACGCACACGAGGACTCTGGAGGACCCATGAATATCGAAGATCTCACGTTCGGACAGTGCAAGCAGATCGCCACCATGTTCGGCGCCGTTTCGCCCGCCAAGGCGCACCCCTTCGTCGGCCAATACGTGCTGCTGCGCTGCTACTCGGCGGGCGTGCATGCGGGCGTGCTCGTGTCGCAGGATGGCGACACGGCCGTACTGCGCGACTCGCGGCGCCTGTGGTCGTGGACGGCCAATGCGGGCGTGGCGCTGTCCGGTGTCGCCCAGGCCGGCATCAACCGCGGCAAGAGCAAGGTCGACGCCATCAACCAGACGATCGCGCTCACGGGCGTGATCGAGACGATCCCGTGCACGGCGGTGGCGCAAGAGTCGATCAATGGAGCCTGACATCTCCGGCTCCGGCGACGGCTCCGGCTCCGGCTCCGGCTACGGCTACGGCGACGGCTACGGCGACGGCTCCGGCTCCGGCTCCGGCTCCGGCTACGGCTACGGCTCCGGAGCCGGCTCCGGCGACGGCTCCGGCGACGGCTCCGGCTCCGGCTACGGCGACGGCTACGGCTACGGCTCCGGCGACGGCTCCGGCTCCGGCTCCGGCTGATCCCCCAACCCCTGCCGCCCGAGCCCGCAGTGGTGCTCGGGCGGCTTGCGGGCGCACCCACGACGAGCGCGCTACACCGACCCTCGAAGCCACGAACTCATCGAGATCGCCAACGCCATCCCGCGTCCCGCGTGTGTCCCTGGCGTGTCCCGCTACATGACCGCTACATGAGCGGCACGAACGCATCGGCCTTCCATGCGGTCGCGGGAACAATCGACATAGCCCTGTCGATTTACGCTTGCCATGAATCAGAGCGGGCCCTATTGTCTACTCATCGGCAGCGAGGACACGGAGTCCGAGGCCGAGCGGGGTGACAGCCCCGAGGAGCAATGACCATGAGCTACAATCCCACGATCACCGTCACCGTCACCGTCACCACCGGCCCCAGCGACGTGCGCTACATCGCCCGCCTGGACACCGACACCAACGAGGTCACCATCCTCAGCGACCGCGACGGCGAGGGCCAGCCCCTCATCCGTCTCGGCAAGGGCATGTGGCGCAATGGCCGCATCGACGACTGCGCCGCCGTCCTCGGCGACGAGGTCTACGAGGCGCTCGACGCCGCCCTGAACGAGCTCGTCTGAAACAAAGAGGGCGCCCTTGCAGGCGGTAGCCGGAACAATCGACATAGCCCTGTCGATTTACGCTTGCCATGAATCAGAGCGGGCCCTATTGTCTACTCATCGGCAGCACGGAGCAGCCGGCAAGGAGAACAACGATGTACCATGGCACGCGCAACCAAGACTGGACGGCTCATATCGGCGCCTGCCTCACGACCCGCGAGGAGAGCGCCCAGGCGTATGCTGGCCAAGCCGGCCAGGTGCTTACGGTCGAGATTGACTGGAGCGACCTCGACCTCGAGGAAGTGGACGGCTACGACCGCGACACCAACGAGGCTCGCGGCGACCGTGCCGACGATCTCGCGGCGATTGAGTGCGACGTGCTGCTCTACCAGGACGAGGACGAGTTCGGCCGCCGACACGACTGCTACCGCCTCGTGTCGGCCAAGGCCGTCGCCGCCGTGATCGTGGTTGCGGTGACCCGCTACGACGCCAATGAGCGCGAGTGGGTGGCGCAGTGAGCCGCAACGGCACGCTCAGGCGCTACGATGACGCCAGCTACATCAGAGCAGCCACTGCTGAGGAGAAGCAACAGAGCGAGGCGCAAGCGCGCAAGGATGGCGGCGCTGGGGTCATCAGTGTCAGCGGCAAGCGATGCTACGTAGAGCCTGCCAAGCCCCGAGGAGGCGCCCGCCCAGGCGCCGGCAGGAAGCCCGGTAGCGCGCGCTCTGGACTGCGCCGCACCCTGCTCCTGTCGCACGAGGCCATCGCGGTCCTGGAGGCCGTGCCCGAGCGTCAGCGGGGCGCGTGGGTGTCGGCGCTAATTGAGGCGGCCCAGAGGGAGAGGCAATGAGCGACAAGACCCCTTACGTGACCGATCCCGAGCCTGGGATCGTCACCCACCGGGCCACGATCAAGCCATGCGTGCGATGCGGGTCGAGCAAGATGGACGTGCTCGGCCAGCTCTCACTCGAGCGGGTCGAGCACGGGCGGATAGTCTCCGGCCCGACGAATGCGCGCAGCTCCTACGTGTACGAGATCCAGTGCCGTGCATGCGGGCTGGTCGATCGTCTCGAGGTGCCGCTGGTGACAGAATAGGCAACCCCGGGCGGTCGTGGCCGCCCGCAATCGAGAGCTCCTAGGCGTCCGACGGGTGCGCGCCCTCGTGCCCGACCAGCGTGATCTGACCACTCGTGGTGATCGTGACCGTCCCGCGCTCGAGCAGCAGCCCGATCAGCTGGACCGCGATCGCCTCCAGCATCGGGGGCGCGGGGATGAGCTCGTCGAGCTGCGCGGCCACGTCTTCGAGACGCGTGGCCAGGTCGGGCAGCACGGCCTCGACGAGGGCCTGGACGATGCCGGTGGTGGCCATGGTCAGGGCACCTTGATGGTGCACGTGCGCAGCGAGCCCTTGGGATTGCGCACGATGTATGGCTCGGTGTCGCCGTCGGTGATGTGGCAGCGGCAGGGCGGACCCACCCAGCACTCGATGCCGATCGGGTCGGGGGTGATGATCTCGCGCGAGCCGCATCCGACCTGCGAGAGCAGCAAGGGCACCAGGGCGAGCACGACCATGGAGGCGAGCAGGCCCACGCCAGCTTGCCCACGCTCGTCGCTCTTGCGCTTCTCGTCGGCATCGCGGACCACGTTGGCCGCGAGCAGCCGCCGCCCCTGCACGTAGAGCCAGATCCCGAGGTACGTACCGCCCGCAGCGAGCAGCGGCAGGAGCACGCCCCAGAGGTCGTCCCACCACGTGCGGCGCACGACCTCGACGCTTACCGCGGCGTGCTCCTGCGGCGTGCTGGCGGGGGCGGCGAGGGCATGTGCGGGCAGGTCGGGTGCGAGCTCGGGGAGCATGTCGCGCGAGACCGCGGCGGGCACCACGACGATGTCATCGTGGGCGTCCTGCGCGCGGATGCGGTCGGCCGCGAAGGCGATGAGGACGAGGCCGAAGAGGCCGGCGAGGAAGACGGATGGCCAGCGTAGCGAGGTCACGATGAGGCTCCTTGGATGAGGTCGCAGAGGCCGGGGCGGATGAGCCGACGGCAGTCCTTGAGGGCGCGCACCTGGGTCACGACGCCCTGGAAGCGCTCGCCGTTCGGACCCTTGCCGGTGGCGTTCCCCTCGACGGTGTCGAATGGCTTGGTTGCGGTCGCGGCGTTCCATCGCTCCACGAGCGTGATGTGCTGGCCGTAGCCGGACCCATTCACGATGAGGATATCGCCCGCTCGCGGCCCGAACGCCTCGATGTCAGCGATGGTGGCCGTGGACATGTCGAGCCACTTCCGGCGCTGCTCGACAGGCACAGCCGGGACCGCTTCGAGGAACGCGCGCTTGTGCTGCCCGTAGCGGTCGAGCCGGTACGTGCTGGGGAAGTAGCGCTTGCGGATGTCGACAGCGATGAAGGGCGCCCAGCAGTACGCGGCGAAGGCACCGCACCACTCGTAGTCGCCATCCCATCGGTACTCGCGCACGAGCGCCGAGCAGCGCGACCAGCCGAGCCCTTCGGGCCCGCGGATGATGTCGTCGATGAAGGTGCGGTCGTCGGCAAAAGCGGGGTCCGCGAACGCCTTGCGGGTCGGGTCCATGATGCCTTCGGACCAGATGGCGAGACCGCGCGCGAGGGCTTGGCGGCCCGCCTGCTCAAGCGTTGTCATTGTTCGCCTCCTTGTCGTCGAGCCGCTTCGTGAGCGTCGCGACGCGAGCTTCGAGGGCCGTCAACCGCGCGGCCGTGCACCGCGCACACGCGGCCTCGACGGTGCGCTTGTCGCGATTGGCCAGCACGCGGCCGGTGTCGTTGCACGAGCAGGTCATGGTCGCCCCGCTCCGTCGACGTGGTACTTGGGCGCCTCGACCATCGTCCGCACGACGTAGCAGCCGAGGGTCGACTCGAAGGTGTAGACGTTGCCGCCGAGCTCGACGGTGACCGAGCACGACCGCTCGCCCGCGTTGCCCTCGAGCCGCACCGGCTCGGTCTCCGAGCTCACCACGATCCCGCGCACGTCCGCGCAGCCAGCGAGCATGGCGCAAACGAGAAGGGCGCGGATCATAGGGCCTCGAGGTCGGCCGCGGTGGGTCCGACGATGGTCATGGGGTTCGCGGTGCCGCTGCCCTGATTGGGCACCGAGCCCGAGGCGAGCATCGACATCGGCCAGTAGCCGAACGGCGATGACCATACTGCCTTGGCGTTGCTGGCGACGCTGTACGCCTGGGCCTCTGCCTCGGTCACCGCACCGTTGATGACGACTGCAGCGATGAGGTGCGACGGCGCGTAGGTCGTCGCGATCGGCGTGTGCGTCCCGGTGATGACCTGCAGGGCCGCAGCGACAGCGACGTGCAGCGGCGTGCGCGCTTCGCCACCAGCCGCGAAGTCACCGCCGCCCGAGCCCAGCGTCGTCCCGCCGCGCGTGACGTAGTAGTCGACGCGCCGGGTCGCGACGTTGCGGTGAACGATGGTGATGACCTGCACGCCGGTGCGGTCGGAGTCGACGACCGACAGGTACTGGTACTGCGAGTTCGAGTCGGTCTTGCGGCCGTCGATGCTCACCGAATCGGTCTGCGCGTAGGCGCCGTCGATGATCTGTCGCGGGCTCGTTGCGTTGGCATCGTACAGGTGCCCGAAGTACTTCGGGGCGGTCGAGTGCCGCCCGTTTACTTTGAGCACCAACGACCACGTGTCGCCCACGCCCTGCGCGCCATTGGCGGCATAGCCGTAATCGCCGACGCCATCGAAGATGAGCGCGCGCGACTCGATGCTGAGCGGTCGCCCAATCTGGCACACCAGCATGCGGCGCGCGTGCTTCACGCGACCTCGTGCGCGATCTCGATGAGGATGTCGCCGAGCGTGTCGGCGCCCGAGCTCGACGAGTAGACGAGCGACATGTCTCGGTTGTCGGCGTTCGTGAGCGGCACCGTCGTCGAGAGCGTGGTCGCCGTGTAAAGCGTCTTGTTGGTCAGCGCCTCCGCATCCATCACCGCGGCGAGCACCGAGCGCCCCTGTGCATCGCGCAGGTCGACGTTGATGGTGGCGCCGTTGGCCTTCACGACCGAATACGCCTTGATGCTCCGGTGCAGCCGCTTGTACTTCGTCGGGATGGCGGTCGCGGTCGACGCACCAGCGACCTTGTTGGGCCGGATGACCACGTACCGGATGACCGAAGCGGGCGTGTCACCTGCCGCAAGCACGCCGCCGTCCTGGCCCGAGTTGCGCTTGCTGCACATCGCGGTCAGGCCCCAAGCACCGGCCGTGCTGGCCTCGGGGTTGTAGACGATGACGTTGTCGTATGGACCTTCGAGCGGAACCGCCGTGTTGGCGGGCACGGGCGTCACACGGCCCGCCAAGATGCCGGTCAGCGAGTGCCCGACGTGCAGCGTGACCGTGCCCATGTTGTGGAGCACGACCGACTCGAGTGCGCGCTGCGGGTCATCGTCGCCGCCCGGCCCGATGGCGTAGAAGGCCCCGGCCGTGTGCGCCGACTGGTAGGGAGCGGTGTAGGTCTCGACGTTCGCCATGGTCACCTCGCGGCGAGCATGGGTGACGAGCCGTGCCCTAGATGGCGAATCGACCAGGGGCGCATGCGGTGCGGCCCCGCGCGCTCTCACCTCGCGTTAAATGGCAGGGTCAGCGCGGAACGTGGTGCGGATACACCGTGAGCGTGTAGGTCTCGAGGTTCACGCCCAGGTCGGTCGTGCACTCGATGTATAGGTCCACGTCCGTCCACTCCCACACAGGCGCGGCGAGAACCACGAGCCGGCCGCCTCGCATATCATTGGCAGCATGCGGGGCCGGCTCTTCGCCGACAAATGAATCTGCGAACCACAACGATACGCCCGTCGTGTCCTCGTCGCTTTCGATCTTCACCAGACCCTTGCCGCTGGCTCGGACCTCGACGTCGACCTCAGTCACGCCGGGAGGCACTCGATAGCTGCGAGTAACGTTCGACACCCATCCGGCCAAGGTATAGATCGACATCGTCGACACTTGCGGCGGCCCGCCCCAGCCCGACATCAGCGCGTGCTGGAACGCCGGCATCCGCAGCGCCGTGATGCTTGCCTCCTGCGGGTCGCGGATGGTCAACGGCGACTTGATATCGACCGAGGTGTAGTCGGGGCCCCTCATGCGGTCGTCCTCCAAACCTGCAGCGTGCGGATGCTCGCTTCGTTGCCGGCGCCAGCGAGGATGCTTGCTTGCAGCTCGTGCGGTCCCTGTCCGAGACGTGTCACCGTCCACGAGTGCCAGCCCGTGCCCGTCCACGTCTCTTCGACGCCGCCGAAGCGCACGCTGTACTCGGCACCGCTGCCGCTCTCGACCGTGTACGCGTCGATGATGTAGGGGCGCAGCGATTGGTCGACGGCGGGGACCTTCATCGCGCCGGCCAAATGCCACTGCGTCGAGTCCTCCACGCCCCAGAGAACGGACGACTTCGTCGTGATCGCTGCGATGCAGTCTGAGAGGTGAATGGCGACGCACACGGGGCGGTCCTTCGCGACCCGGATCGGGTTGGTCACGAGCCGCGACAGTTGCCCCGTCGAGATCGCCGCGTTGGCCGCTTTCCAGCGTGCGCCGATCAGCCGATACCCGCTCGCGTACAGCGTCGCAGCGGCCGGCGCAGGCGGCAGCATGCAGGCGCGGATCGACTGCACGCGCATCGACCCTGCGCCGATGACGGGCACCGCCACGACGACGTTCTGCGTCGTGCCGGTCGCGGCGATCGTCACGCCATACCAGTCGTCTGTCGTCACGTTGACGGTCGCCGTCACGCCCGTGGAGATGTCGATGTCGTGGGGGCCGCCGGTCGCCTCCGCGCGCACGTCGATTGCCAGATTCCAGTCGTCGGCATTGCCGCGCACACGGAACCGGTACTCGCGCGCCAGGGCGGTGTCGTTCTGCTCGGGCGTCGCCTCGAGGCCGGGCGTGTAGAGCTCATACAGCGCCGCGTCGTTGTCGATCAGCGTCGGCCACGTCGAGCCATCGCCGCGAGCGGTCAGCAGGCCGGGCTGGAACGCCTCTGCGTCCATCGGGTCGTAGGTCATCCTCGCCACTCCTTGTCGCTGCGCACGTACATGTGCCGGCGCTCGCGCACGGTCGCCGTCGCGTAGTCGGCAAACGTGACCTCGATCTCCGTGCCGGTGACGCCCGGGTTTGCGTCGACTGTGATCACGTCCGAAAAGATCGCCGTGATCGTCACGACCGCATAGTCGGCGTCTTCGTTGCTAACCTCGTAGAACGCGATCTCATCGCCAACCGCGAAGCCCGTCGCATCATCGAGCGAGTAGTTGGGGTGCGCGGCAGCTTCCACCGTCGCGCTCGGGCAGAGCAGCAGCCGCTCTTGCGTCTGCCCCGCGAACAGCATCGTGATCTCTTGCTCGCCAGTACCCAGATCCTTCGACCACGAGGTGACCACACCGGACACCGACTCGGGCGCGAATGCGCCCGTCGACCAGTCCCACACGACCGGGTGCGCGGTAGTCGTCAGGCGCTGGTCACCCGACTGCAGATCCACCCACGGGGCGATCTGCATCTTCGCCGCGGCCTGCCCGTCCGACTGCAAGATCATGTCGTAGCCGAGCGTAAGAGCCGCGGCAGACGTGATGCCGGGTGCCTTCACTTCGAGCGACCGCACGCCCTCTGCCTGCGCCCGTGCCGCGTCGCGCACGATGTACAGGGGGCGCTCGTTGAGCGCGTCGCTGGACACGATACGGACGTGGTTGGGGCCCTCGATCGTCTCGGGCGTCTCGTGCCCAGACAGCATCACGTCCGCGTCGGTGAGCTCGTCGTCGGTGTAGACCGGCGACAGGGACACGACCTCGAGGCGGATGGTGCCATCGGTCTGCCGGCGCTGCACGAGGCACTTGCGGCCGAGCGCGAGCCATCCGCACAACAAGTCCTCGATCGACGATCGCTGCGTCGTCACCGCGGAGATCACGATGCCGCCCGTTACGGTGTCGTATCCATCGCCGACCGAGTCCGCGATCCACTCATCGGGCAGTCCGGCGCCGAAGCCGAAGGGGAGCGTGTCGTAGGCGCCGCGTTCGCCCTCCATGCCCGACGAGGTGAGCAGCGTGCGCAGGCATTCGCCCCACGTGCCGCGCGCGCCTGCAACCACCCGGATCTTCGCCTCGTCCTTCCACGGGTTGTAGTAGTAGGTCTGCCCCGCGCTCTCCTCGACGTAGTTGGTCCCGAACAGGCCGCGCTGGACAATGCGGAAAGCGATGGTCGCCGTGTTGGCGATGCGCTTCACGCCGTCATAGGCGACGATCTCGGTGTGGTCACCGATGTCGATCGCGAGCATGCCGGCGTCGCCAACGAGCACGTCGGATGCGTCCTCGACCATGTCGAGTTCGCACACGAGCCAGCCCTTGTTGATGTAGCCATCGGCCCACTCGAAGTTGAGGATGAACCTTGAGCCTACGGCGGGCGTGGTGTCGAACTCGATGAACCACGCATTCGCGCTCACGCGCACGTCGGTGCTGCCGGGGATCTCCAAGATGATGCGATCAGCCTGCACCTCGAGCGAGTTCGGCACGCCCGCGGTCGTGAGGTGATTGGATACGATGTTCGCCCAGGTGATGACGGTCATGATCCCGCTGAGCGTCGTGATCGGCTCGGTCGGCACCTCGGCCAAGATCGCACTCGGCGTGAACACCGTGATCGTGTCCTGCGGCTCCGACACGATCCACCCACTGAGCACACGGCCCGCCGCCTCTGCCCCGATCTCCATCCCCGGCACGCGCACCAGCGGCAGACACGTCAGCGTCATGCCCTCATGGCTCGGCCGCGGCGGGTCGCGCACGACGCCACGCCACTCCTGCCGACAGTACGCGCTGCCGGGCTCGCACCACTCGTCGCCGAGATAGCGGCCCTCTGGAGACACGAGGTGCGCCCACAGCGTCACGAGCCGGCCGCGCCAGAAGACCGGCGTATCCGTGCACTGCCGATACGCACCCCATGCGTTCGCGGTGTGGTAGTGAGCCAGCCCCGCCACGCCGCGCGTGAGGCCGGTGAAGCTCGTCGCCGTCAGGCCCGTGTAGGTGCAGTACTCGTGGCCGATGAAGAAGCCACCACTCGCCGGCCACCCGCTCGTGGTGTCGACGTCGAAGGCGGTCGTGGCCGGGTCGTCGATCTCGCTCGTGATGTTGGCCCGCAGCGTCGGGCGCGCGAACAAGATCGGCCCGAGCCCTTCGTCCACGATCTGCTGGCGCCCGATGGTGAAGTCCACCGCGGCGCCCGCGGCGAGTCCCTTCTCGCGGTCGGGCTCGACACTGATCCGCATGCCTTCGCGGATGACCAGCCCGTAGCTCGTCGTCAGCGACCCGTGCGGAACAAGACCGCCAGCCACGGTCCACATCTCGCGCGCACCGAAGGCGCGCGGGATCCCGTCGATCTCCAGCGCGTAGACCTCCTGATAGCCGGACTTGATCAGCGACCCCCAGAGCGTGTCCGTCATGCCCCACCTACCGCGATCGCCATGTCGACGAGTGCCCTGGTCTGCGTCTTGTCCTGCCACTGCGGCTGGCTCACCCCGACCACGTAGCCGGTGATCGCGCCCTTCGGATCGGCGAGCGACCACGGGTCATCGAGCTTGGCCGATCCTCCGAGCGTGACGAGGCCGCGCTGGCACCAGCCCGTGAGGAACGCATCGAGGCTCCAGCGGTGCATGTAGAGCGAGCACTGGAAGATGTCCGCGCCACCCCACATGTAGCCCTGGTTGCGCCGGTACAGGTCGCGGATGATGTTGCGATCGGCTTCCTTGTCGACCTGGTCCCACGTCGCGCCGATCAGCGGGATCCCAGCGGGCGGGATGTAGCGCGGGGTGAGCGTCGCGACGGTGCCAGCCTCGACACCTGCGCCGATGAGCCAGCCGAGGCGGTCGAGCGTGCCCGACATAGCGACAGTGGCAGCGCCCAGCTCGAAGCGACCATCACCCGTTGAAGACCAGTCGGTGACCGTCTCGCCGCCGCCGCGGGCGATGTTCATCGCCGCCATGAGGCCGTCGAAGCGATGTGTCGGGGTTACGCCGACCGACACCATGTAGTCGCTGCCGTCGCTACTGAAGAGGCGATACCCAGGGACGCCAGCGTTGACGTACCCGAGCAGCCATGCAGCCGCTGCGGGTAGCTCGGACCACGGCACCGGCGCCGGGATGATCTCGCCGCGCGCGCCCATCACCCCACCTCCGCAACGTCGATCTCGACGGTGATGTTGTTCGTCGCGCGCGTGATCCCAAGCGGGACCAGCCGCGCCGACTCGACCACGAAGCGCCCGAACAGCCGTCCGTCGTGCCAGTAGTCGTACTCGCGCGACAGGTCCGGCAGGTACGTCACCGAGTCCCACGCGACGTAGCGGCCGCGCGCCGGGGCACGTGTCGGGGCAGCACCCGCCGAGCCGTCACCGACTGCGCCACGCGTACCGCCCGTCGCGTACAGCGGGGCGTCGAGACGCATGCCGCGATCGGCCACCCACCCCTGCTCGTAGGGGTCGTCAGCGAGATACGACGCAGCGCCCGTGTAGGTGCCGGTGAAGCCCGTGCGGTCCGAATGCGTGCCGGTGAGCGTGAGGTCGAAGGTCACCGATGCCGAGATCGTGATCTCGCCCGTGAGCGACACCGTCACGAACAGGCGCTCCCCGGTCTGCACGTAGACCTCGTGCACGAGGCGCGCGAACAGCGACGCCACCGACTCGCGACCGTAGGCGACGAGCGTCACCGTGGTCGTCCCGTCGTCGTACTCGAGGTCGCCCGTCCATCCGGTCATCACGCCCGCGAGCGCGCCGTAGCCGGGCGCGAACGCTGCCGCCACGGGTGCCTCGACGGCGAAGAACCACGGCGTCAGGATCTCGGCGACGATCCCGCTAGTGCTCGGGGTGAGCGTCTCGCGCGTGGCCCACGACGAGCCCAGCGCCGCGCCTATGCCCGGCGTGTACGTCATCCCTGCGACCAGCCGATCGAGCCCTGGATGGTCGCCGCGGTCGTCGCCGACGGGAGCCACAACAGGGACATCACCGAGTCGTTGTAGATGCGCGGCATCCCGAGCGCGTAAGCGTCTTCCGCGAAACCTCCACCCGCTACCATCACGCTACCCCTCGCGATCACTCGGTACGCGACGAGGTGGATCGCACCGCCGCCGTAGCTGGTGCCGAGCGTCACGCCCTCGATGGAGCGCACGCCAACATCGCCAGCCGCGAGCGCGAACGGCACGAACGTGCCAGCCGCTGCCGTCGCGGGCCACGTCAACGTACCCGTGCGGGTGTTGGTGCCGGCGCTGTTGGTGTAGTTGAGCGTGGTATTAGCGACCGCGCCCACGTTGGTCGTGGCGGCGCTGGCTTCGATGCCGACGAGCACGCCAGCGCCCGATGTCGCGCCGTTGTTGTCGCGCGCCGGCCACGTCGGCGAGGTGATCGCCTGCGCCGTCGTCGTCGCCACCGCCACGCCCGAGTTGTGCCAGAGGCGATCGACCAGCAAGAGCGTGCCGATGACCGTTGCGGCGCCGCTGTAGCTCGTCAGGTAGGTGTTGCCGCTCACCGGGTTTGCGAACGGGATCTGGCCCGCGTAGGTGGTCAGCGCAGCGCCGTTGATGCCCGGGCTCGGAGTTGCTGCAGCGCCGGGCAACCCCGTCGTATAAAACAAGGAGTGCATCACGCCCGCAGCCTCCATGGTGCCGCCGACCTTGATGAAATCCCGCGGCGGCTGCATGCCAGCAATGATGCCGTCCAGAGTCGTTATCGCCATGAGGTCACCCCTTCGTTGTGGCGGCTCATGCCGCGCTCGCTTGACTGATGCCCGTGCCCGCAGTGCCCCGCCGCGACTGCGCGATCATGCGCTGCATCGTGTGCGGGTCGCTGGCGAACGTGCTGATGTTGACGATCATCGGACCGCTCGGACCTCCGCCCGTGGTGCGGTCCGGCATGTACCCGGCCGAGCCGCCCGACGACGAGCGAGCGCCACCACCGGCGCCTGCACCACCGCCGCCACCAAGGGCCAAGAGCCCGATGCCGGTCGCCGTCTTCACCGCCGCTTGCGCCGGGTCGATGAACCAGAGCGGGGCTGCGAGCAGAAGCTCTTTGGCGCCGAGGAAGCGCGTGCGCGCCTTCTCGTCCTTGAGCCATGCCGCGCCCGCATTTGCGATCGCGTCGACCGAGCCGAGCACGCCTTGGGCCATGCTCTTGGCGCTGCCGTCGGTGGCGGCCCAGATGTCGGAGATCTGCGCGAACGCGCCCGACAGGCCGGGAAGTACTGCGTCGAGATTCGCGCCCGAGGTCGCGAGCAAGTCGAACGCCTCGGAGGCAGCGCGCGCCGCAAGCTCGGTGTCGCTCAGCGCCGAGGCGAAGTTGTTCTTCTTGTCGCCGCCGATCTTCTCGAAGATCTTGGCCGACTCCTCTGCCTGCTTATTGGCCTTCTCGATCCACGCGTCGAGCGGGTTCGCGTCGAAGCCTTCGAGCGCCTTCGAAAGGTCGTCGTTGCCGGTCGGACCAGCAAGGATCTCGGCGAGCGTGCGCTTGTCCGCCTGCGGCCGCGAGCCCGAACGACCACCGCCGCGCGGCTTGCCCGAGCCCGGCGCCACGTACCCAGGCACCAGCGTCGGGTCGACCTTGAGGTTGGCCGCCGCGTCCGTGTTCGCCGCCGCGGGCTTGTCGCCGCGCAGGTACGCCTGCAGCGCTGCCACCTGCCGCAGCGACTCGACCGTGCGCTCACGCTCGGCTTCGAGGTTCAGGTTGTTGAGCTCGAGCTGCTGCTTCTTGAGCGAGACGAGATCGGCCGCGTTCCTCTTCTGCTCCTCGGCGAACGACTCGGCCGCGAACACGAACGCAGGCGACAGCCGCATCATCTCCAACGACTCGCGCCACTCCTTCGTGGCCTTCTCGCCCACCGCGAGCTGGCGGTTGATCTCCGTCAGGCGCTCGTTGGCCTGGTCGGTCTTGATGTCGAGCGTGTTGGCGGTCTTGCCCTGGAGCTTGTCCAGCTCGGCCCGAAGCTCGGCCGCGATCGCGGTCGTCTTCTTCATGCCGTCCGCCATCGACCCGCGCGTGGTCTCCCACTCGCGCATGGCCACCGAGCCCTTGAATAGATCGCCCGTCAACGCCTCGATGGCAGCGCCCGCCAAGGCCGCACCGCTGGCGATCGCCGACAGGACGAAGCCGGCATTGCCGCGCAGGTTCTCGAAGACCTCGCGCAGCTTGTTGACCGGACCAGCGGCGGCCTTGAGCGCGTCGGCCTTGCCGAGAGCGGAGACCTTCGAGCCCGCTTCCTCGGCCGACTCGCCGGTCTTCTTCAGTTCGGCGGCGGTCTTCTTCGCCTGCGCGTCCAGGCCGCGAAGCATCGCGGACACTTGGTCCTTGCCCACTGCGACGAGATCAAGCTCGACACGTCCTGCGTTCATCGCCGCGCCTCCCGCTCTGTCTGGAGCGCCGCCCGCTCAGCGTCGATCATCGTCCACACCTCGACGACGCGGCCGTTCGCGCACCGTGGCCAGTTGGCCAGCGTGGCCATCTTCGAGAGCCCGCGCAGAGTGAGCGCCGCGTCGATGTCGGGATGCTCCATCGCGCGCTTCGCCGGGCAGCCCTGCCACTTCAGCTCCCTGCTCCATGGGTCGGGCTGCTCGCCGTCGCAGCCGGTCGCCGCGGCCTCGAGGTCGGCGCGTTCCATCGGGTGCAGCTCGACGCCCGACGCGAGACGCGCCCGCGCATTGTCAGCGGCGCACTTGCCGACCAAGCACGGCAACCCTGATACCTCGGCGTCCTCTCCGCTCAGGGCTGCGATGCGGCAGGCGCTACGAAGAAAGGGTCAGACCCCACCGTCGACATGCCGAGGATGGTGGCGACGAGGCTGTACTGGTGATGGATCGGGATCTTGGCGACCCCTTCCCACGAGCGGCCGAGATAGATCGTCTCCACCTTGGCGGCCTCGAGCACGGCATCGTTGCTCGCATCGGCGTCGGCGATCTTGCGGATGGGCCGCAATGCCAGATAGTCGAGCGCCGACACCTTCACCGCGAGGCGATCGCCCGGCGCAGCGACAGCACGCCAGCGGTACGTGACGCCATCGGCGCCGGGCTCCGCGCGCAGCTCGAAGCACACGCGCTCGTCGGTCAGCACCGGAACGATCTCGGGATAGGTCACTTGCTCGCTCATCTCAGCCCCCTGTCAGAAGAACGCGATGCGGGCCGGCGTGTCCGCGGGCGCAGTCGTGCCCGTGTCGCCAGCCCACACGGTGCACTCGTAGATGGTCGTCAGGCCCAGCAGGTTGCCGTTGCCGACCGGCGTCGGCTGCTCGGCCACTTGGGGCGCGGCGACGAGCACAGACACGCCGCGGCCCGGCTGCGTGCAGGCGTCGATCTGCAGCGGATCCAGGGCCTCGCCGGCGGTGTACGTCCATGGCGTTGCGCTGAGGTCGGTCGGCGTCGTGGTGACTGACACGCGGAACATGCGATCGGTCCACGCGAGCGAGTCAGCGCCCTCGGTGGCGGACCCACACTCGACCTGCTCGAGCGCCTGCGTGATCTCGATTACGACCGTCTTGGGGCAGATGTCCGAGCCTCCCGCAACCAGAGCCCGCGCACCGTTCGCGCCGATGAAAGCGGGGATGCGCGGATATGTGTAGGCGTAGTCCGCAGGCGCGCCGCCCGAGCCAACGCTTGTCCACGAGAGGAAGGTGAACTCGACCTCCATGGACGGCTGTTGCTTGGCCGCGAACGTGATCGTGATCTTGCTGGGCAGGCAGTCGATGTAGCGGATGTGCGCGGTCGCGTCCGAGCCGAGCCAGTCGATCGTGAGCGGCACCGAGTCCGTGTTGCTCAGCCACAGCACGTAGGAGCCCAGCGCGGTTCCAGCGACCGGAGCAGCCGAGAGCTCGACGAGAAGGGTGCTCGACGTGCTCGCCGTGACCAATCTGTTCCAGCCCGCCGAGTGCCCCGAGGCAATCGGGTAGAGCGAGCAGAAGCCAGCGTGCGCCTCGGGGATTGAGGAGTCGGTCGGGGTCTCCGTGTCCCCGCCCGTGACGGTCGTCGAGTAGCCGTCCGACCCGCCGCCGCCAAGCGCCGCCTTGATGATCGTGGCGTCCGGATGAATGGTCGGGTTTGCGCCCGGCACCGTCGACGACACGCCGTGCAGCGGGATCGTGAAAGAGATCGTGCCGCCGGCCTTGCTGCCCGGCTCGCGAGGGGGCGCCGTGTTGCCCGGACGGTACGTGTCGACGCTCAGCGTCTCGCGTGGCATCGGCGGCACGATCGGACCCTGGACCTCGAGATAGTCGGTCGCCGAGAACGAGGTCTCCGCGGTGCCCCAGCTTGACGCCTGCTCCTTGATCGCGAGCCGGCCCTTCGTCGTCTTCGTGACACCCATGGCTACACCTCGTGGCGGTAGATGACGCGCACGTCGCGTCGCGTAGTGATCCGGCCGACGTCCTCGCTCACAGCCATGTCGGTGAGCTCGACGCTCGTGATGTCCGCGGCTGCTTCGGCGAGCGTCCAAAGCGCGTCGTCGATGATCAGGCCGTCGTCGGAGATACGGTTGTCGATATCGGGCGAAGGCGGATGGAAGGTGACGACCTGATAGAGCGCGAAGCGCGCACACGTGCTGGTGTCGTCACGGCCGCAGCCAAGCAGCTTGACCATCGCGGCTCGTTCGGTGACCGACTCGGGCTCCAGCGCAACGCGCAGCACGACGAGCTTGTCGCCAGCGCCAGCCATGCCCGAGAGCACGACAGCGGTGAGCTTCGTGATGATCGCCTCTCGAACGTCGGAGGGCTGCATTAGTCGCGCTCCAGCTCGATGGCGTTGATGGTGTTGACCTCGGTCTTCTCGACGCTACCCGAGTCGTCTTCGTCGTAGCCGCGGCTGGAGATCACGTCTTCGATCTCCCGGTCCATCTCGGCGGTCAGGCTCTCTTTGTAGGTCGCCACGTCGAGCACGTTGCCGGGCACGAGCTTGTCGACCGCGAGCTCGTAGTCGACGGCGACGCGGCCAGCGGCTGCGAAGTCGCCAGCCTGCCAGAGGAGCTGCAGGTATCGACCGGTGCGACGAATGCGCTTGAACAGGCGCTCCGAGGCGCGCTCGGCAAGGCTCACGAAGTAGCCGTATGGGCGCTGCTCTGCGTAGCCCGGCCACGCGGTCGTCATGTGCGACTTGGCCAGCCCGACGTCGACAGCGGCTCGCGCTTGGGCACGCACCACGTGCGCGGTCACGCGATCGACGAAGCGGTTGCCGATCGAGTCGACGCTGGTCCACTCGAGCGCGAAGTCTTCGCCCCGCGTCCCGGTCGCCGTTGTCGGCACGATGGCAGTCACGCGCGCGCCGCGGATGGTGTCACCGACCGCAGGCGTCACCGCTGCAATGGGCCACTCGACGACGAGCGCATCACCTCCCCGGACCGAGCCGAGGAGGAAGCGCGACGACTCGGTGCCAGTCGTCGCGGTCCACCAGTAGAACCGGCCCGACGCGAAGGCGCCGGTGTCAGGGTCGCAGGTCCACGAGATCGTGGAAGCGACCGCCGAGATCGTGCCGGCGAGCGGGTCGATCGTGCACGACGGAGCCGCGAGAGAGACGCCCTGCGGAGACAGCACCCGCATCGTCACCGACACGGGGCGGAACGGCGGGTAGTACTCCACCGTCGTCGCCAGGCCCTGCGGTAGCAGGACGTCCATAGGTCACGCGTCCGAGCCGATGATGCCGACCGGGTCGGGCTTGGCGATGGTGCCGATCGCGAAGTCGGTCGAGATCTTGATGTTGCCGTTGTCCTCGTCGATGACGGTCGTCGACTCGGCGCCGGTGCGGATCCAGAAGACCAGCGGCTTGCGCAGCTTCGAGATCAAGAACCACTGCGTGGAGTCGGTGAGCTTCGCCCAGATGTTGACCTCGGGGCGGAACGACGCGGCCGCATTGGCCTGCATGTCCGAGCCCGAGAGCGCGCTGCCGAAGACTTCGATCGTGTCCTCGCGGAAGGTCGTCGCCTGCGGCGAGGCGAAGAGGATCTTCGGGTCGGCGGACCAGTCCTCGTCGAGGTTGTGGTAGCTCGTCCACAGCGACGCGAGGTTGACCGCGGCCATGTAGGCGGTGCGGTCGAAGGCGCTCGTGAGCTTGTTGTCGCGCGACGCGCCACTCGCGGTCGGATGCGAGTCCGAGCAGAGCGCGACGCCATCGCCCGAAGTGGTCGTGGTGTTGAAGGCATCGGCGAGACGTGCAGCCGCGATCGACCCGTAGGTGTTCGCGATCGCGATGCCGAGCTTCTGCGCCGCGTCGGAGACGATGCGCGGCACATCCTTCGCGTCGTACTTGTTGATGCGCGCCTGCAGCGCGTACTTCGTGTACGTGAGCGTGGTGTTCGCGCGGTCGTTGACGTCGGCCTGCGGGTAGTCGTTCGTGCCATCCCAGACCGGGACGGTGCCGATGCCCGAGAAGGCCGCCAGCTTCACGGCGGCGACATCGTCGGTCCACACGTCGAAGCCGTTCTGCCAGCTCGAATCGGGTTGGGTGAGCCCCTCCATGAAGGGGCGGACGAACGTTTGCTTAACCTCGGTGAGTGCCATGTCGTCGGCTCCTTAGACGCTCGGGAGGGCGGGGTACTTGATGCAGTGATGCGACCGGAGCCTCACCATGTTGCCCGCGTCGCTCGCGCTCCACGCCGCGGCGACGGCGAAGCACATGTCGACTTGCGTCGAGCACTGTGCGTCCACGCCGGTGTTGGCGATGGTCTGCGACAGGGCCGTAGCCGCGGTGTTCCACGACAGGCCGAGACCCGAGATGCGGGCGACGCTGACGGTTCCGGTGGCCTCGAAGGCCACCCAATACTTGATGCCCTTGGCGGTCAGCGCAGCGTCGAGCGCGGCGTAGTCGGCGATCTTGATGCCGGTGAGCGGGTTGGAGACCGGGCCCCAATACACGGCCAAGTCGAGCGTGTTGGTGCTGTTCTCGGCGGTCGGCTCGACCAGGATGGTCCCGTCGAAGAAGTCGCCGACGCGGCAGGTGCCAGCCGGCAGCGCGATGTAGCCGCCGCTCCAGGTCGTGTCCGCGCCCGTCGCGTGGAAGACCGTCTCGTCGGTGCTGTCAGCCGTGCCGCCGACCTCGTAGGTCACAGGCAGCGAAGCGTAGAGATGCTGGATTCCGCGGCTCATGGGCGCCTCCGTGTTTGCCCGCAAAGACTCACACGGAGAGGCGCGCCCAATTTTCGATTCACCGCGCGCGTGGGCAGGTCACCGCCCCGCGCCCTCTCACTTCATCGCCTTGAAGCCCTCGATGGACGTCTTGCCCGAGCTCACATCGACGCGGTCGAACGAGACGTTCTTGAGACCCGCAGCAGCCAAGTCCTCGGGCAGGTTGTTGACGTCGCGGGAGAAGCGACGGCGGTTGACCTTCTCGCGCGTCTGGCGCTCGTGCTCGTCGGCGACACGACCAACCGCCTCGGGCAAGATCATGTAGACGCCCTGGTCGCCGTCCACGATGTACAGGCTATTGCGCGTGCCCGGCGGGGCGAGCTTCCAGCCCTGCTGCTCGAGGATGAAGCGGTGCCGCAGGATCTTGTCGCGCTGCTTGGCGTCGGCCATGCAGCCGAGGCGCGTGATGCGGTGCGTGCGACCCGGCCCGTTCGGCTGGATGTGCCGGTGCGTGCTCGGCATCTCCCATCGGCCGCCACCGTTGCGACGCACGTCCTCGGACATGCGCAGGTGCGCGAGCATCATGCGCATCGCGGTGTCGGGGTCGAACTCGTCGATGTACTGCGGGGCCGACTCGATGACCGTATCCGGCGTGATGTGCGCGGTCGGCTCGACCGTCTTGTCTTCGCTCGGCGCGACGGTCTTCGTCGGCCCATCTTTCGGCGCTGCCATCACGAACCCCCGAAGACACTGCGGTGTAGCTTGCCCGCATCGAAGAGGCTCTGCTTGTTGCCGATCTCCTCGAGCTGCGGCTTGAGCGCGTCAACCACGCTCTGTTGGGTTTGGCCCTGCTGGCGAAACAGGGTCGCGTTAGCGGAGCGCCACGCGTCGAGCTTCGCGATCCCGTCCGGCTCGCGCGGGTCGACGTCGGGGACGAGCGCGAGGATCTGCTCGTCCGACAGCGGCACGTTCAGACCCAGACGCTTGACGGTCTCGATGCGCCGATCGTTGCGCTCGCGCGCCATGAAGCGCTTGACCTCATCGAGGCCCTCGGGCGCGACGGGCGCCAGTACCGCGGGCTTCGCTTCGAGCGCTGCGAGCCGCTGCTCGAGCGCTGCCTTCTGCGCTTCGGCCTGCGCGACTGCCGCCTTCGCTTGCGCGATTGCCTGCTCCGCGCTCGCGATGACGGCGGCGTCAGCCGCACCGCCACCGCCCGCTGGCGCCTCGGCCTCGTTGAACTTGTCGTATCGGATGAACATCGAAACCCCCTCTGCTATCGCCGTCCGCTCGCTTGAGCCGACAGCCGTTTCTGTGCGCGCGCGAGTCGTTGCCCGAGCCCGCGGATCTCTTGCGCATCGGCCGCCTGGCCGATGAGCTGCGCGCCGACCTCGCTCTGAAAGAGCTGGGCCACCTGCACGATCTCGTCGCGGCTGGGCGTCAGCATCGGCACCGGCTCGTTGCGCGATGCGAGGTACGCGACCGCCGAATTGGCCCGGCGCTGCCCCTTGCCCGTCGGCGTCTCGTCGGCCGCGTGCGCGCCGTAGAAGGCGACCTTGACGCGGCCCGGTCCGTTGACGCGGATCTTGAGCGCTGCAAGCAAGGCGCCCGTGTTGTCGAAGTCGCGCGCGGGCGAGCCGAGCGCTTCGGTATACGCGCGATACGACTGGTAGCCGGCCCAGCCTGCATAGGTGCCGTTCGTCGCCTTGACGACGAAGCCAGCGGGCTGGGGCAGCTTGGGCGACACCCAGAACAAGCCGCTACCCGGGCGCGGCACCGAGTACGCGCCGAGCGCGGAGAACATGCCCGTCGAAGCCTGCCCGCGGCGGATGCGTGCAATCATCCCAGGCACGAGCCGTTGGGCGATCTCGACGAGCGGGATCGCGAACCGCTTCTCGATCTCCGAGAGCTTCGAGTTGTACGTGACGGCCGTCTTGATCACGCGGTCGCCTCGGGCTTCGGCGGGAACGGTGCGGGCGTCGGAGACGGCGGCGCAGCGCGTGGCGTAAAGGTCCGATACGGGATGAGCATCCGGTCGACCGTCGCCTCGTCGAGCAACGGGAACGTCGCCAAGAGCTGCGCGCGCGCCGTCTCCTCGGGCTTGCGCCCCTCGGCCACTGCATCGAGGATGGCATCCATCGCCTGCGACTGCGCGCCGTTAAGCGCCTCCTTCTGCACGTCTGCCCCCGCTGGCTTGACGATGACCGGGCCGGCGTCGGCGGGCTGCTCGTCGCCACCCTCGGGCACAGGCGTATCGGTAGCCTCGCCATCCTCGGGCGGCTTCGTCTCCGTCGTCTCGCCACCGATCGGGGCAGGCGTCACGCCACCGCGCGCGTCCTCCTCCTTCCTCTCTTCCTCGATGCGGCGCTTGGCTTCCTCGACCGACGTGCCATCACGCAGCGCACGCGCACGCGACTCGCTCGTCTGGTGCATCTCGATCATCATCTTCAGCGCCTGCGCATCGTGCAGCGGGTCCACGGGCAACACGGGCTCGCGATACTCGACCTCGACCAGCGCGGCCGGCCACACCTCGACGCCACCGCGCATCCAGTTGATCTGCGCGCGCATCACGTCGTAGAGGCGCTGCTCTGCCGCGCGCAGGATCTCCATGTGCTCTTTGCGGTAGCTCTCGCGGTCGATGAGCTCCATCTGCTTCGCGACCGCGGTGATGCCCGTCGACTTCGTGAACGTCGCGGGCGACAGGCCGTTCATGCCGATCACGCCCGTCGCGTACTTCTCGTTCTGCAGCACGTAGCCATCGAGCTTGGGGTCGGCCTGCGCGAAGCTGAAGTCACCGGTGGTGCCGACCACGATGGCGGTCTCGGGGCCGAGCTTGAGCGCCTTGTCCTTCGGGTTGTCCGACTTGAGCACCGGCTGCCCGAATGCCTGGTGACGCGCCACGGTCCCGACGTCGGTGTAGTCGTGATTCATCGCGCGCTGAGCGTGCAGCACATCCTCGGGAGCAGGTGGCCAGAACTCACCCGGCCCAGGCTCCGAGCCGCGCAGCATCGCCACGGGGACCATGCCCCACGGGTTCGCGCCGCTCGTCTCGTAGAGGCCGCGACCCTGCAGCGGCACGGGCGCCTGCGTCCACGTTGCCCGCGTGGGTGACACCTCCGCGACCGCCCAGGTGAACATCTGCGGGTCGGGCGGCATCGGGAGCGGCACACGGAAGCGCCAGAACTCGACGCTGTCCTCACTGAGCCCGAACGGCGTCGCCATCTGCACTTCCTGCTCGTGCGGCGGGATGAGCTGCAGCGACACGCCCGACGAGGCCGGGTCGGGCCAAGACCAGATGGTGGCGCTGTTGAGCGCGATGAGCTGGCGGTGCGCGTGCCGCATGATGCGGTTGACGCGAGCGCGCTTGTACTCGGCCGCGATGAGCCGCTGCGTCGCGCCGGAGAGCGGGTTGCCGTCGAGGTCAGTCCAGCGGCGGCCGGGCTCCTGCACGTAGGCCGTGGCGAGCTCGCGGGCCAGCGCCCACACGAACGGCACGGTGCGCAGAACGTGCTTCTTCCAGTTGCGCGGGTAGAGCTTCTTCTGCTGGACCTCGGCGTCGCGCATGTCGCGGCGCAGGTAGTCCCACAGCGAGCGCATCGTGACGCGCCAGCGGTCCCCGCCGGTCTGGGAGTCGCTGCCGCCGAAGGGGCCCGAGAAGAGTGTGAGGCTCATTCCCAGGTGATGCCGGTCTGCCCAGCGGGGTCAAGCTATTTCGACAAGAACGCCACCGCGACACCAGCAACGAAAGCCAGCCAATGCGTCAGCAGGACGCGACGAGTCAGCCGCATGGCCTCACGACCAATCCTTTCGTCGTACTCGCGGGCATCCATCACGGCCGCCTCACGATGCCCTCGGGCGTGGCGTCGGGCAGGTTGTCGAAGTCGTCGCGGATACTGGCGAGTGCGGCGCGCTGATCGTCGGCACAGCGTTCCTGCACGCCAAGCAAGATGCGCCGCGCCTTGGAGCGCTCCACCTCACTGCCGCGCTCGGCGATCGCTTCGAGGCTCGCATAATCGCCAGCTTCGGCCATGGCGCGCACGGCCTGGGATGCTGCACGAACCGATGGCCCCGTCACGGCCCAGGCCTTCTTGTCGCGCTTCCACACCTCGACAGCGTCACCAGTGTTCAGGGCGCTGACCGTCTCGCCGATGTCCTGCATGCTGGCCTGAGCGAACCGCACCTTGGACCCATCGACGAAGGACGCCGTGAAAGACGCGCCGCTCCAATCGTCGCTCGGGGCCATCGTCCACTCCGACACGAACCCCGACACCACGCACAGACCCTTACCATCGACCTCTGTTCCCGGCTTCGTCAGCATCATCGCCCACCTCTCTTCTTGGTTATGACCCGTGTTTCCGCGACACCACAAGTGTCCGGTAGCTGTCGCCATGCCGCTTGACGCTCCACATGCGGATGTCGTCGCAGCCGTGGTCGTGTTGATTATCCTTCCACGGCATCCGCCCTAGCAGCCCGTTCGCCTGCATCTGATACCGGTACAGCGCCATGCACTTCACGATGCCTCGGCGCGGCGTCTGGTCCCACAGGTACGACGCGAACCGCAGCTTAGGGTCGCCCACCATCGGGTCGAGCAGGTTGGTAACGACCGCGATGCCTTCGAGGATCGACTGCTCCGAGCGCGAGTCCATGATCTGCACGTAGCTCTGCGGGTACTGTTGCGCTGCCCAGCGCCGCTCACTCATCACGGCGCGGTCGCAGACAATCCAGTCGGGCGGGCGGCCCAGCACGTTGCACCGCGTGATGATCTCTTGGTGGATCCGCTGCGTGCTCATGCCGTCCTCGCAGAGCTCGTCGAAGACGACGCCGACCCCGTTCTCGTTGATGGCGATCCACAGGATGTGCGAGTAGTTCGGCCCGAAGTCGTAGACGAGATCATAGCTCGTCCCCGTGCGCGCCATCGTGGCGATCCACTCGGCCTTGGTGCCCACGTTGATCGCATGCCGGCGCCGCTCGAAGACGCCGTAGACAGCCGCCTCGGGCTTCAAAATCTCGGCGAGCACTTCCTGCCGCCATGCCGCCACCGACAGCGTGCGGCGCAGATTCTCGATGTAGTCGGGCGGCAGGTGCGGGTTGTCGAGCGTGGTCGCGCGGATGAACACGTACTGCTGCCGGCGAAGCTCGCGCTCCTCGGGCGTCTTGTAGTCCTCTCGAGCCGCGTGGAAGATCCCGAGCACGCCGCGCAGGCCTCGAGGCGTTGACGTGCCGATCATCTCGCGCCAGTTGGCCACCTGCCTCATGCGCCCGTCGAGCGCGGCCCATATGCGCTCTGGCGCGGCCACGGTCTCCGACTCGTCGAAGTGGATCAGCGCGAACTCGAAGCCGAGCAGGTTGTCCACCTTGCTCACCGAGCGGAAGAAAAACTCGCCACCGCAGATCAGCTCAGCCCGCATCTGCGACCAGCGGAACTTGCGCAGGATCGGGAAGCCTGCCCGCTCCATCTGCTCGCAGATCCGCAGGAAGATCGGGAGCAGCACGTGCAACGCCTGGTCATACGTGGGCGCCACCACAAGCGCCCGCGTGCCGGGGTTGCACAGCGCCACGATGATGTCCTCGACCATCGCGCACGTTGACTTGCCGGTGCCGATGCCGCCGCAGAAGAACTTGGAGACGCGCCGCCCGGGCGCGCCTGCGAGATGAAACGCGAGTTGCTTCTTCAGCGGCTCATAGCCCGTCGCAGCGCTCACGATACCCAGCGCGCGCGGCCGGTCCTGCGTCTCGCCCAGGCACTTGCGCAGCTCGGACCACGAGCGCGTGGTGATCTTTGGCGTCGCGTTCAGCGCACGCGCATGCGCCCGCACAGATCGCGCTTGCTCGACCGTCTTCTCGTCGGCCTTGTCGCGCTCGTCCGCGCTCGCAAGCGCGTCAGGCAATAGCTTGCGGCGCGCGTCAGCCAATCAGTTCACGATCTCGTCATCTTCGAGGGCCGCGACTCGAGCGCGCATCTCGGGCTCCGTCATCCCGACCGGCAGGCGCACTGGCTGGTCGTTCGCTTTGAGCGCAGGACCCTGCAAGACCTTCCGCTGTCGAAGTTGCT